TGTTTGGATCTTGAATGTCCAAGATCCAGCCCTTGTTAATCAAATTATTGTTAACAATAAAACGTGTATCTTGCTCAATATTAGACATATTGCATAATCCCAATATCTACTATAAAAACTATTGGCAATCTACACATTACACACTAAAACATCAATAAATATTACTATCTAATAAGTGATATACCCCACATTTAAAAGACTGTACCGGGTTCACAGTTTATTAATCTTTTGTGTTATTAATTTTCTGGCCTAGCTTTCCTTCTTTTACCAACTGCACGACCTGCTCATTAGTAAGCACAGGAATAAAGACTTTGTCGCCAATATCTTTGGAAAGAATCTTCACTTCTTCGGCTGTTAGCACCAAAGCTTCACCATGTTTCGCAGCATCATTGATGCGAGCAATAATCTGATTGATTGGTAGTTTTGCGTTATCCAATTCCATTCTCCTTTTTTAACCTGCACGCCAAAATTGGCGACCCATAACTTTAAAATTCAATCCATTTTGCTCCGTGACTTCACGATCTCTGTATTTAGGATTTAGGCTGTGCAGAATCAGTTTCCCGCCTTCTTCCTTGAAAATCTGCTTAATCATGCCTTCACCCTCAAAGTAAACAGCATAAATTTGACCATCGATAATGTCGGTTTGGGATATATCAATGCCAACCAAATCCCCATCATCAATCTTGTCCGCCATGCTGTCGCCTTTAGCCTTGATGATGCGCATGCAATCAGGATGAACATTTTTTTGTTTAAAAAAACTAGGTGGGAATGGCTGTTTTCCATTGATCACATCAAAGTGAAACTCTATAGACTCTCCTGTGCCACAAGAAAAACTTGCCTCTACCACATCAATCCAGATAAATCCATCATCCCCACCATACTCAACTACTGACGGGCTTTGAATATCATTCACATCAAATGATGATTCATCTTTCTTGGATAGACCGTGCTTATCCATAAATTCTTGCATGTTGAAGTTGGTTAAATTTTGTTTTTTCTTCCCGTTTAGAAGCCATCCGGCATCAACTTCTAAAAGTTCGGCCAACTTATCCAAAGTCTCTTTGCCAATCTGTCCTTTTTTCCATTTAGAAGGCGCTTGAGGAGTCAGGCCAATCATTGTGGCAGCTTTAGACCATGATAATTTCTTTGCTTTCAGTGCTTCCTGAATGCGCTCAACCATTGTGCTCATAACTTTCATCGCGTGAAACCTTTGGTTAAATTTTCGTATAAAAAATATAAAATTGTAAGCAACCATAGGTTGAAAATAATTTTAACTCATGGTTTAATAAAAATATTAATTAGGTTTAAATAAGGTTTAAGATATGAATCCTATTCAACAAGCCATTGATGCTGTTGGTGGGCGAACCAATGCAGCGTCATTACTTGGGATATCCTACGTTGCTGTAAGAAAGATGGCAGAGAAAGGTGTATTGCCACGTACTGATTACACAGGTGAAACCAACTACGCACAGATTCTTGCTGAGCACAGTAACGGGAAAGTGACTCAAGAATGGCTACTCGATAAAGCAAATCCAAAACATTTAGCGGCATAAGGAAAGTTTTATGAGCCTTGAAAAAAATCTACGCATGTGCGTTTATCTCCCGAAATCCATGAACGAGCTAAAACACTCGCTTCTGTAAAAGAAAAAGACCTTGCCAGCTATTTGGCTTTCTTGCTTGAGAAAGAAATCGTAGGTGAGTGGCATGTCTTTAATTTACAAGCAAAAGCTTTTCAGCGCTTGGGATTAGGCGCTTTAGTACGGGATATCTCTACTGAAATCAGCTTCGATGAGGAACCAGAAGGGATTAACGGGGATTTAGATAAATAAAAAAGCCTGATTTCGTGGATCAGGCTCAATGTTCAATCGGAGAAGGACCAAATGAACTATCAAATATTAGCAGACATTGAACTAAATCGGAAGATTAGTTTATTTCAAAAAGCGGTTGAGGCTTATGCAATAGAACGCAGTTTAAAAAACTCGGTTGCTGTAGCTGAGGCTAAAAGTAACTTGGAGCGTCATTACTATGAATCCTACAGCTTTGCGGTTCATAAGGGAGTATGAGCATGAAGTTTATGAAGGTGCGAAATATGCACGCCAGTATGGTGATCTTCAAAGGCTTTACGATGCTTCAAGTGATGAATTCTTCATTGAAGAAATCAACGATGCTTATGAAGAGTTTAAGAGGAGCTTGGTATGACTAGTTTTATTTCTAATGCATTCCAGATTCCTAATGACCTAATAGATAACGGACATATGGCTAAGATGAAGGGTGCAGCTTTGCCTTGTTATCTTCTCATTGTTCGTAAAACGCGTGGCTGGAATAAACAAGCAGATAGCATCAGCCTATCTCAGTTTGTAAAAGCAACTGGATACAACAAGGATACTGTACAAAAAGGCCTATTAATTTTGGAAGAGATGGGTGTAATTATCCGCCTTGAAACTGACAAACAAATTAATGAATGGTCTCTAACTGACCAGATAATTACCACTGAAAACCATACTAAAAATTCGCCTAGCGAAAATTTAGCTATGCTAAAAAATAGTACGGAACCATACGAAAATTTAGTATCAAACCATACTAAAAATTCGCCACACAATAACAATAATAAAAACAAAGAAAAACAAGGGGTGGGTTACTCAGAAAACTTTGAGAAGTTCTGGTCTGCATATCCAACTTGTAAACGTAAATCAGACAAGTCTGGCACTTATAAAACTTTCACAAAGCATGAAGGAAGTTTTGCGATTGAAACACTTCTTTCAATTCTTGAAAAACAAAAATCTGATGTCTCTTGGACAAAGCAGGATGGTGAGTTCATTCCATCACCTAGCACTTGGTTAAACCAAAAACAATGGGAAAACGAGTATTGGTTTCAGGTCAACAGCTCTGTGGTAGCTCCTGATTTCTCTAATGCCCAATTGCAATATGGAGACTGGTAATGAGTACAAACATTCAAAATATGACAATTGAGCAGAGTGTGCTAGTCGCATTGATGACAGTGAGCCATTCCCTAGAGGTTGTCGCAAATGATCTTACCGAAGAACATTTTTACGCTGGTCGTCACAAGATTATTTACAAGGCAATTGTTGAGCTTGCTAATGCTGATAAGCCATATGACTCAGTATTTGTCTGCAAGCATCTACAAGAGCGAAATCTTCTCAATGACATTGGTGGAGAAGAGTATTTAATTGAACTTAACAGTGCAGTTGGTAGCGTACACCACCTGGAATATTTTGTTGCTGAGTTGAATAAACTTAAGCAGCATCGTGAAGTTGAAAATATTGGTCTCTCGATTGCAGAGTGCGCTAAAGATTTGACCATTACTGATGTTTACTTAGCTGCTGAGAATTTATTTAGTTCGTCTAGTAATTCAATTGAGCAAAAGCAAACAGGCTTTGATTTTAACCAAGCTTTAGAAAAGACACTTGAGCGATTTGAGAAAAAGATTGCCCAGAAGGAACAAAAGGGCTTCATAGGTGTCCAGTTCAATATTCCTCATCTTGATAACCTTCTTGGCACAATCGAGAAAGGACATTTTTGCGTAATTGGTGGTCGTCCGGGTAGTGGCAAGTCAACACTCGCGCAGATGTGTGCAATGCAAACTGCTAAGCGCTACAACATTCCTGTTTTATTTATCTCTGCTGAGATGGATACGCCAACCCTAACCAACCGCATGATCTCAGCATTAGGGCATATCCCATATAACAATCTGCACAATGGGGAAATTTATGACGGGATGTTTGAAAAGCTTACTGCCACGATAGCTCAGTTCCGCAACCTTCCAATTTTTATTGAAGAGAAGCAGAAGCCAACAATTTCTGAAATCCAAAGCTATGCGCGTAAAGCAAAACGCAAATACAAGGCTCTAGGCTGCATCATTGTGGACTACTTGGGCTTAATTCGTGACCCATCTAAAAAAGACCGTGTTCAGGAAGTTGCATCAATTAGCCGTGATTTAAAAGCCATGGCTAAAGAGTTTGATTGTCCAGTAATTGCATTGGCTCAACTTAACCGTGGAGCAGAAGGACACAAGCCAGTAGCAAGTGATCTTAAGGATTCTGGACAGATTGAACAGGATGCAGACCAAATCATCATGGTTCATCCAATCCTCGAAAAAGAGACTAATGCGCCAACTGGTGTAACCGAGTTAATTATTGCCAAAAACCGTCATGGCAAGCGTGGATCTGTGAATGTTCAAGACCGTTTAGATATTTGCCGTTTCGTTGGGATGTCATTCCCAGTGGAAGAGAGAGGTGCGGCGTGAATCCAAAACAAAGAGTAATCGCGTTCCAAAACATTTTTGACATTTTGTTGTTCGCAACGCATGCGACTGAGCCTTTCACAATGAAGGATTTACGTGACTATGTGTTAGATGCACCTAACAACACTATTCAATGCTATGTCCAAGAGCTAATCAAAAGTGGGTACCTAGAAAAAGATTCATATGCAACCTACAAGGCTACGCAATACGCAAAAGACATCCTGAATGTTAAAGGGGAGCTGAAAGCATGAACGAATTTGTAGATTACACCTCAATGATGAAGCTGCGCAGAGCGTACAACCTCGGTACTCGTAATGAAGAAACAAGAGCAGCAGCGAACCTCTATGAGAAATTAAGAAAGCTGAAAATGCTAGACCAGCTTAAGCAGGAAGCCATGACTAAACGTTACAAGGAGGCGGTATGAAACCAGAACAGTTTATTCGCGATTTCGGGGTGGAGAAGGCGAGAGAGGTGGTTGATGGGGCGCCTAGCAATGCTGAGAGCTTCCAAGATGGCTACTACTTCAGAACAAAACCACAGTTTGAATTTCACAATGGCATTCATGAGGCTTGGAACTTAACTGATAACGATGGCGAGTACTTCAAGAAGCGTGGCTTTGAACCAGTAAAAATCAATGACCTGAAAATGATGTTGGAAAGCATCCGCATCGTGGATCAGTTCGGTGGAATAGAAAAAGCAAAGCTAGTTGCGAAAACCAAAGACGGGATGGGTTACTTGAAGGGATGCATCAAAGACCACGAATCAATATACGGAGGCGGGGAATGAATAGCATCTGGTTTACGTTGTTCTTCTGCTTATGCTGCTTTATTTGGGGCTTTGCGTATTCGTATGGCAGTTGGGTTGAGAAAGCAACTAATGGTCAGCCTTTTGAAGTGAAAGGCAAGGTTTACAAAATCATTGAATTGGATGTTGTGGAAAAAGGAGCCAGCCATGAGTGAGTTTAAAGCGGGCGAACAAGTCAAATACAGGTTTAAGAATGGCGTAGCAACCTTTGTTTATTACGGGGCAATTTCACCTAGAAACAGCTTTATTAAATTTGCTGGCGATAAGGATAACACTATGGTTCTTAGTCATCACTTAACGCGCATTGACAATGACATGGGCGACGACTTCCCCATAGAAAACCGCATCAGCCCACATTGCCAATCGAGGGATGTTTGAGATGGATAAGTGTAGAGAAGAGTTTGAAAAGTGGTTTGAAGAGACGCACGATGTGATCATCACAACTCAGTTTAAAAAAGAGGGTGAAAGGTATCTTGATAGAAACGTGCGCAGATCATTTGAAACATGGCAGCACCAGCAAGCGAAAGTGGAGGAGCTGCAAAAGCGTTTAGATGGGGCATTAAAAGAGACTCAATATGCTTTGCAGTATGTTGAAGAAGACATGCGCGGCAATCATGAATTTCTACAAATGGCAATGATTCGAACCCTTAAAGCTATAGAGCAAGTGCTCAAAGGTGGTGCTTGATGTCATCAGTCAGCATTGCTGAATACCGCAAGTTATTTCCCATAAAGAAAAATAAAAAGCGGCGTTCAGCAAAGCAAGTTGCTAGACAACCAAGTGTGGGTGAAATGGTACTGGCAACGCATTTAAGAGCGTGCAAGATTGGTTTTGAACAGGAATATAAATTCCATCCAACACGTAAATGGAGAGCAGATTTTTTAATAACGGGTACAAAGATTTTGATTGAGGTAGAAGGTGGTATCTGGAGCGGAGGCCGTCATACAAGAGGTAAGGGCTACATAGGGGATATGGAGAAATACAACTCCGCAGCAATGATGGGTTTTACAGTTTTACGGTTCAGTACTGAGCAAGTTAAGTCCGGTATGGCATTAAAGCAAATTGAATTATTAATTAAGGGTAAATAGGAAGGCGATTATGCTAGTTGAAAAGTTTGATTTTATTGAGTTACTTCGCCTTGCTATTGCTCAAAGCGAAGGTAAAGGAAAAATTACTAAGCATGTTGTTTTGGGAGAAATTGCCTTATTGCCTGCAGGTGCAAAAAAATGGGCAGAATTACTGCTTGAACGTGTTGATTTTGAGCGCATTGCAGAAATCACAGAAACAAAGAAAATTTATGAGACCAGGATAATTAATGGTAAGGAATCAAAAAAGCGTATTGGTGAAATACCGGGTAAAGTTGAAATAAAAAAAGGGGAGATTAACTCAGCTGATTTTTTCCGCGTTAGAAACGTACTGGCGGGTAAGATCCATCGTGAAATGATCAAAAAGAACTTTAAGCCAAATAATTGTCAGGGCGATTTATCAAATGTGGCCAAAGGTATTGCTGAGGTTGTTTTGCGTGGGCGATTATTTACAAAGGCAATGTGTGGCCATTGCCAGGGATTAGGCAAATTGGAGTTATTCAATGAAAAGGGATATCCAAACGGCTCTAAATTTTGTGATAAATGTGGTGGTACGGGGAAACGCCCTTATACATTGCATGAAAAAATCACGATCGCAAAATTAAAAGTATCTAAATCTGGATATTCTGAGCGCTATGAACCATACGAGTTAATTGCTGAAGCATGTATAGAGAATTGGGAAAACAGTATTAGAACAAGCTTGGCTAGATCGTTTCATTTTGAATCAGAAGAAATCACCCTTGCTTGACATAAACAGAACGGTTGAGTATAAGTATTTCTAAAATGGGCGCTTTATACATGGATCGCCAGAAAAATTTAATAGAAGCTCACTAATTTTAGTGGGCTTTTTGTGTATCTAGAGCATTGAAAATGGAAAACACCTGGCATGCTGACCAAGAAAAACCAGAATTACGGCCAGATGAAAAACCTTTGAATTGCCCATTTTGTGGATCTGATTCAATTTGTACGGATTCTTCACATTATGGAAAACCAGATGAAGACGGCTCTATAGCGTGGGATGCTTTCACATGGTGTCATGATTGTGGATCAAAAGGCCCTAGTGCTTGGGCGATGATCGCTTGGGATGAAAATTTTCATTACGACACTGTTTATGAAGAAAGATCAATTGTTAATTATGCTATTCGCCAGTGGAATACACGCAAATAAGATTTTTAATCTCGTGAGGGGTGTTTTATAAGCACACCTCTCTTTTAGCCGGACGGATTACGGCGCAAACGGCCCCGCTACATACTAGTTATTGGCGGGGCTTT